CATGAAATCAGGCTCAATTCCATTTCCCCACGACCTGAGAGGGAATATTAGTGTGCAGGGAGCTGACTGTGTGCCAGGAACCGCCGCCTCTTGATCAAGGACGCCTGAAAGAATCGAAACCTCCTCTGTCGGGATATCAATTTCAGATGTTGACCCCTCCAGTGCCTCAACGAAATCGTTGTCTCCAAGCGCTGTCTGCGCTGTGTTTCCGTCAGCCTGCAGTTTCAGTAAAAACGCTTCCTGCTTAGGTAAAAATCTGTCTGCCATAGTTTGCTCCTATGCTAATTCGTAAGGGTTATCTGCGTTAATTTGTCTGTCAACTATAACAATCATCCAGGTGCATGGTATTGCTATATTCTCGTCTGCTGACAAATACATTCCTTGAGCATGTGTCTGTATTGTCGTATTCTGTGCGTATCCTCCTCGGGTCCTGTCAACCATAAGTGCCTTCTGAAAATCAGCGGCAACATTTCGGTCAGTGTACTGCAGAGGCTGTGCATTATTAGCCAAATCGTCCTGCTGGTTGAAATAGTAAATCATGTATTTTAACTGATCATCCTGAGAATACTGGTAATCGTTTTCGGGATCATGAGGTAATTTTTCCAGCATGGTAAACGGTTTGTTATCATCCGGCATCTGGAATAGCGATCGCTTTTCCTCAACCGTTCCACAGTCGGTATTATAGCCTTTTGCCGGTGTCACCGTTTGCAGTGCGGCTTTAATGTTTGCAGTGATCAGAGCATCTATGCAATCAGACATCCTATTTACCTTTGTTAATTACATCCACTGCTTTGTCAATTTTTTTCTGCAGACGACTCCCCACTCTGGGTAATCGTTTATTCCAGTCACCGTAAAAATCATACTGCCGCTTTACAGTTGCCGATTTTATCCCGATAAACAATAAATCTCTGTCGTCGCCATATCCGTTTTTCCGGAAATAATACAGCCGGTTTCCTTCACGAACAAACTCCAATTCGTGGTTTGCAAGCATCGATCTCCACTGTGCGCCGATTTTCTTTTTATTCTGAAAATTCCGGTAAATCGGCATTATCATAAATTCTTTATTTCTTGGCTGTATAGTTCCGCCAGTGCTTAAAAAATCAATAACACTTGTGAACGGCATCCCAGAATACAAGCCGATTCCATAGCCTTCCTTGTGCCTGTATTTAAAACGCTTACTTTCACCAACGCCCATTACCAGGCGCATCCCTTCAATGCGTTCTCCTCCATCAACTCGGCCTCCAAAAATTCTTGCAATGTTCCGGGGCCAGGGTGTTCCCTTCATCGATGTTTTACGCATAATTTTTTTTGTGAAAACGCCGTCTTTGCCCTTACTCCCTACAAACTGGTCACGCTCAGACAACAGGCCACCAAGTAGCTTTTTCCTGAACAAATCAGGAGCCCTGCCGATTGCCCTACTTACCTGTGCCGCATTGTGTACCCTGCCAGTCATTGCTATCATACAAGCGCCAATTCAAAACTTACTGAGTCTTCATACAAAATTGATGCAACTTTCATAGTGTCATCAGATCCGTTCATGCTGATAATAAACCGATCTGCCTTTCTGGTAACCAGAGGCCAATCTGTTTTCGATACCACAATCGAGCATTTACCTATCGTCTGTTCCCCACCACTCTTCATCCTTATTGCTTCCGGTCCATATCTCTTGACAGATGCCCACAGGGTTTTCTGTGTCCCGGTTGCCGGGATCCCGGTTATTTGTTCGCGCAAAGGATTGCTCGGTCCCAGTATTATGTTGTCCATATCCGACTGTAGGTCGAACGACATAAAAAAACACCCCGGTTAAACCAGTGATTAAACTTGTGGTCAGCGTTCCAACTATTAACCACTTGACTTTGTCAACACCTTTTATAAACCTGTCGTGCCTCATCAGCATCGGGCGCATACCCTCAGAATTTTCATCTGTCATATCGCCCTGTATGGCAGTATGAATTTCACGAAGCATCCGGATTAATTCGCCGTGTTCCTCGCAGTGATTCATTTTCTTATCCTAAACAGTGCCGGCTGTTACACCGGCACTAAGTTAAGATCAGAACAATTTTAACTGTTTGAGCTCGATGAACTTGAAGAGCTCGATGAACTTGAACTGCTTGAGCTTGACGAACTGTTGCGAACGTATGCCTGATCACCAAAATTCAGGCGAACACGAACATACGCTTTATCAGATATCTCTCTTGCCTTGACACATGTACCCAGACAGAAATCATCCTTCCCGTTTGCTAACGCCTGAGGAATTGCCAAGTTACCCTCATGATCCCAGAACACCTGGTCACCAGCGGAAAACGTCTCTGCTGAGCCACAAGGAAAATCGTATACGTTTGCGATGTCAATTGTCCCGGTAGCGCCGGCCGCAAGAGTTTCAAGAGCCACACCGGCAATACATCTGGTGGCTGAAATATCGACTTTTACAACCTGACCGGCTGTCACAGCATCCACAGGAGTATGCCGCATGGTGGCATCCTGATCGGTTATTCTTTTTGCAAGGAGTGCTTCTCTTGCCATGTTATTACCTCACTTGTTTATTGTTTTCGCTTCAGTTTCACATTTACAAAAGATGGGCGGTTTCCCGCCCGTTTAATTATTTACCGAAGTTGGCGTATACCGGTCTGTAATCCACCTGCCCAAAGTTCACGATATGGTAGATATCGTAAATGGTTCCCAGGGGCTCGCCCACATCGCTGTTTTTCTGGCGGAGTGTCGGAGCTTCCTGACCAAGCAGGAGAACCTTATTGATAGCCGGCATCTGACCAGGATCAGCAAACAGGTACCAGCCTTTGTGATTGTTGGCATCCATAAGAGCGTCAAGGTAAGGTGAATCGACTGCCTGGAGACCTCTAATAAAAGACAGGTTTGGAACCAGATTCTTTGCATTTGCGGTGGAATCGATATCATAAACAGCAGATATTCTCTGTTCTATGTTCTGGGACAGATCACCATGAGCAACAATGTATTTCGGAGGAACATTCATATACTGCACAGATGCACGACCATCAGGCTGTAAAAGCCTCTGCCGTCTCATTGCCTGCTTTGCGGCCTGCAGTGTAGTAGTTGTCGGGGCTCCACCGGATCCACTTGCAACAAAATTTCTGTGATCAGCATGGAACATTGCTTTGTTGTCCTCACCCATTGTCGGACCGGCCATTGCAATACCGTACAGGAAGTTCCAGAAGAGAGTCTCTTCCAGGCGTCTTGCTGCCTGACCAAGTTTTGCAGGCACACCGACAAGAGCATTCAGGCTGTCATTCACAACGGCTTTCATGTCAACAATGAGAGCAAGTGCAAATATCTTCAGCTGTACAGATTCTTTGCTGTCACTCATTGATGTCATCGGGAAGCCTTCACCGGTTTTTAGCTCTTCCATATCGCCGACGTTGCTGATATTAACAGTATATTTCGGCAGGAAGTTTGTCGCACGGTCAACACCACAAAGCATCTGATGAACTGTCGGTATTTCCTGATATCCTTTTGCAAGATCTTTACTCGCAACGTCAAGGAAAATATTGGAAAGGTCACCACCGGTAATTGCAAATGACCTGCGCAGATCAACACACTTTTTGTACAGCTCAACAGGAGACAAATATCCTGAACCCCTGACACCGTGAAAATCAAGGTAAGCACGCATCACACTCTGGAGAGTTAAACCTCCGTATGCAGACTTCCTGACCTCTGCAGCCTCATCATCACTCAGTTTGCCGCCGCCAGTCTGGTAAAGGCTCAGTGCAGTAATTTTCCGGAAATTGTCAAATCCATCAACAGTAACTCTGGCGTGTTCAATATGTCTGGGGTTAACGTGATTTTGTTCAATTTTCCGTTCCTGAATTGCAAACAGATTGTCGAGTGCACGCTGTTCCTCACCATCCTTGTAGAATGTCAAGCCCTCGCATGCTTCCCGGCATTCCTCTTCAGAAAGCCCCATCAATTTTGCGCGTTTCTGAATGTTTTCCTTGGCCTTAGTTGACTTCTCAACCATTTCATGTGCTTTTCTCTGCACATCAGCTTCAACATCGGCCTGAGATCTCTGTGCGGACTGTGTCGGCTGTGCGGGCTGGGTCTGCTCTGTTCTGATTTCTTCGGCCTGTTCGACCGGTTTTGCTTCGTTAGGCATGTTGCCTCCTTCGTTTGAATTTCTGTTATTTGAATTGTTTTGGTCTATATTATGGCCCTCTGCGGGTTCTTTTCTGGGGTTGACACTGCGCATCTTTGCGTCTTCATCAGCTCCGATTGGAGTGGCAGAAACTTCCTTTATTTTCCATTTTGTCCGGATTGCCAAGGTGCGCTCACCGCTGTTTTTGTAAATTTTTCCTTTGACTGTCGCTTCCTGTCCTCTTTCGATGTAGACAGATGATTCAGCAAAAATCCGGTATCCAGCGGAAACATCTGTAAGATGTCTTTCCTTGACCAAAGTCCACTGATCATCAGCCAGGCTGGAAAAGTGAACAGTGCCCTTTATGACACCATTTTCTTTTCTAATATTTCTCACTGATCCGATAACATCAGTGGTCTCCCATCTGGAGTGATTATCTAAAAACGGAACCTGTCTGGATTCAGGCAATTCCATTCCGTCAATAGTGAGAACCTCATCCACAAATTCCCCTATGGATCGATCAAAAACAGTCACCGGATTATCTGTCACAAGGATAGCCTCAACAGTCCGTTTTTCCTCGTTTATAGTCGAGCCCTCAACAGATAACGCCCTGGTCACCAAATCAACCGGATATCCATCCTCGCGGTTTTCCTCAGTTTTCGTTTCGCTTCTTTGCGCCATCACTGCCATCCTGTTTGTCCGTTGTTTCTGCCGTTTTCTGGACATTTTTGTTATCTCCTATAAAAATTTTTAAAGCCTCTTCCTCTGGAATCCCTTTTTCCTTTGCCACATCTTTTATGTAAGCGTATTCGTCAAGTCGCTGGTCAACATGATCACGCCAGTCCATAGCTCGCTTACCGCACGCCTCTTTCAAGTTGTTTAGTCCGGCACTGTATGTATTTATCATTGCATCAGAATCGGCGCGGGGATCAACCCAGTCCCATGCAGGAAACAAAAATGATGCTCTGGTGTACCTGTAGGGATCCTTTAAAAACTGGTCAAGTGATAAACTTATCTTACCTTCTAAAACACACTGGTATACGAAATTATTCCAGATGTATTGACAAAATGTAAAAACCATCCAGTTTCGAATTACCTTGTAACCAGCCCGGTCTTCATTCAAGTTTGTTCTGCTGGCCGCAAAATTAATCCCGTCCATATCCCGGGATACTGCCATGTATGAGGTCATTGCACCGGCACACGCATCATGCAGTACACGGTCAACCAGTGGTTTCAATGTCGCGTTTAAATCACCCTCGGCTTGAATTATCTCAGGTTTGTCTTTCGACTTTATTATTTCTCCGGGTTCCCAGGGTATATTCCCGTCGTCATTTTTAGCGGCATCACCCCACAGGCCCGCATCATTGGGGCTCCACATAACGATATCGGCAAGGATCCTGCTTTTTACAAGCTGATCCTCTTTTAACTGGCGATAATCAAACAAATCCGGCAATGAAGCGTGTAGCCATGGAACACCTATTACCTGTGTCGGCCTGTAACGAATGTAAAAATGCCGCATATATTCTGCGGGTATCGGGTTTTTAATCCCTTTTATGTAATACTTTACAGGCCGATATTTTTTATTTACTGCGATACCATGCAGAACCTGATCTGCCGGTTTGTTTATGTCCTGGTAAATTTTCTGATCATCTTTACTTGTGTCAAGTATGTCAGGTTCGTACATCTGATAGCAAAGTTTTAAATAATCAGTTTTTTCAGACGGAGCCCGATTTATCAAAACGGATCCAGAACTGATAATTGTGTCGAGAGCTTCTTTTCCCCAGATATTAAAATTTGACTGACCGCTTGCATCCAGCTCGTCACAGTGTCGCGCCCAGGCATACTCAATTTCATCATTGAGTTTTTTTATCTGCTCACCGGTCTCTTTAAACCTGATCTGAGACTGAACCACAGGACCTTCACCCCAGATGTTATTAGAGAGCGTGTTTCTGATTCCCTTTGCAATCCCGTTATTATCAATTTCCCGCCTTGACCTGGCAATCAGCTTTGGCAGAGACTGCATAATGTCTGTGTAGGGTACTGCCGATGTAAAAGGCCAATCCTCACGCAAACGGTTTGTACTTGCCGCATCATAATGCGAACGAACGACATTAGAGACCGCACGCAAAATATCTTCTCGGGTGACACCGGTTTGCCTCTGAGCCTGGGGCGCCCAGATTTTCCGAAGCTCGGTGTAAGTTTGTTTTATGCGGTTCAATGTGCTCATATCAATCGTTTGTCCACGAATGCGATTTTTGAAACTCCACCATCTGCGTATGCTTGTATTTCGGCCTTCATCTCATCTCTTAATCTTTTCAGACTTTCCAAACTTGGCTTTCTGTACCGCTTGTCACCTATCTGAACTTCCACCGCACCTGCGGCAATTGCAATAATAGCACTCTCAACTTCTGCCAACTGCGCATTTGTCCAGGGCATTATTTGCCTCCCAAATAAAAAAGCCGGTTACAGCTTGCGCCATAATCGGCTCTTTCACCGGACAGAGAGGAGAGCGATAAAGATTTAAAATTCTGCATCTGTTACGCCATGGTTTAAGGTTCCCTACACCCATAACATAACAGCGATTTGATTAATTTACAATGGTAATTTCGATTTTAAATATTTTCTACTACTTTTTCGCAAAAGATATTTTTTTCGCAAAAACTATTTTTTCCTGAATCTCAGGATTATTTCGTTGCCGCCAATCGGGAGAGATTCGTAGTGAACATAGCCTGCCACATCCATTGCGTTTATAACTCTGTCCTGGACAACACGGTCAGACAATGGAGCTACTTCTGACACAACCATTTTCTGCTCTACCTTCTCAAGTTTTACCTCCTGCTGAACAGATGAAGCTGGCTTGGGTGCAGGAATATCCGGTATCGGTCTACGATTACGCTTGCTCACAATTTACCTCCAGTCTTTTCATTACAGTTTCTGCAGTCTGTATCGCCGGTTCAGTTCTGATTTTATCAATAGGCTCAATTCCTTCACCGAAATCCAGTTCTACTGTTTTTCGAACCGAGCGCGACGCTATTCTGGTTTCTTTGGTTACGGTTATTTTCATTTTAAATTCACCTCAATTGTTTCAGGGTAAAATTTTTCACCATCAATTTTTA